AGCACCAACCGTAACTGTTTCTGTTGCGCCTATACCAGAAGTAATAAATTTAATAGCTGTTCCACCAGCACCACCACCGCCACCAACGGCAGATGTTGCTGTTCCTTGACCGTCAGCACCACCGCCACCGCCACCACCTCCAGTGACGTAGACACGAATTCTACTTACCCCTGCTGGTTTTGTGTACGTACCATCTGCAGTAAAAACTTGTGTGGAAATCAAACCAACTCTTGATAATGCCATTATGACCACTCCTCTGTAGGCGCATCAGGCCACGTTGGATTAGATGGACTAGTCTTACGTATAGTTCTTATGGAAGCACGATACGTTTTAAATAACGCTACACAATCATCTGTTAAACCGCTATCTGGTAGCTGTGTCCAATCCGTTGCTTTTAATATAGCATCAGCAGTAAATTGAGGCTGTTTAGAAGATACAGGATTATAAGAAACAATATTTTTATAGTTTGCCATAGTTTATCCTATCAAATACCCGTAGACATGTGTATGCGCTGGACCCTCATAAATAACTCTGTCGCTACCTGCTACATTTCTAAACGTAAGATTGTCTCCTTGCGATAAATTTGCAACAACGTCTAATGTAGCATTTCCAACTAAATCTTGTTGAACATATGAAATAATTGTAGAGCCTTGATATAAAGCTACAAGCAGACCCGCAGTGCTTTCATTACTAAAAATATTAGCACCAATATGATACAGACCATCAACAGGAACTTGGATTATGCCTGTTGTGCTAGTATATGTAAATCCACGAATCCCAGCTATCGAGCCAGAAGAAGCAAATGCAGCTTGCCCATCATTTGTTGCGCCAAGAGTATCGCCAGATTGATGAGTTTTATCAGCTGCATTGCCTCCTAATAAAACAAAAAAAGGTATAGCTGGTTTAAATACCCGCCCAGTGCTATCAATAGTTAATGCTGTATTACCACCAGACACAACATTAATAGTATCATCAGTGCTTGCTTCAATCTTACTGTCTGCATCAGCATCTAATATTAAGTTGTTACCATTAATATCTACATCACCACCAAATGTACCAGTTGAAGCTTCTATAGAAATACCAGAAGGTATAGTTGCAGTGCCTATAGCTTTTCCCTGAAACACTACATAAAAATCATCAGTAGTTTCTACATCACCTGTCATAGTAAGTGTAGTGCCAGACACAGTATACGCAACGCTTGGCTCTTGCCGCACGTTGTTTACAAACACCTCAAGGTCATTTGCACTACCAACTGCAGTATTTAAGGTAAACCCTCTTTTTGCAGGACTGCCAGTAACACCCGTTAAATCTTGGTACTCAACAGATGAAAATCTATTTGTTGGGTTAGTACCTATGTAAGGCATTAGGTTATCTCCATAATACTCAAAGTAGCATCAATTTTTCCAGCAACATCGCAATCAATTTTTAACACGTCAGTGGTTTGAAGAACTACTTTATTACCCGCTAAAAGTTCTACTGAAGAACCTGCAGGTATAGGAATATCTTTAACCAATAAAACTGTTTCATTTGTTTCTGTATCAGAGGTATCTGATACTAATTGCACATCAGCAGTTACCTGACTTGTATGTATGTTACATAGCATAAGACCTAATACAACACTAGTTGTACTAGATGGAACTGTATACAATGTAAGAGGTGTACCTGCCGATGTTGGCATAGCCCCATTAGTTTTGAGTTTAAAAGTGTTTGCCATTTTTTACTCCAAAGCTGATATAATTATACCAGATTTCTCCTTTTTTGTCAAGCGTTAATTATCCAAGTGCAATTGCTAATGCTGTTGCTGATTCCTCTGCAAATGACCTTGTAGAAACTGTTCCCGATTCATCCGCAAATGTAAAGGTTCTGTCTGCAGTAGGATTGGTTATAGCAAATACTGTTTCGTGGTCATCTGCAGAAGAACCTTCAAAAGTTATACCTGTATCTGTTATATTACTGGCTGCACCAACCTGAGTAGCTATGTATGCTTTAATAGATTGTTGAGTAGCTAAAGCAGTAGCACTGTCTGTTGCCATATTATCTTCATCAAGAATGGCAGTTACTGTTGCACCAGAAGCAAGTGTTAAATTTGTACTTGCTGTAAGATTAGTAAACGTACCAGCAGCAGCACTGTTAGCACCTATTGTTGTACCATCTATCTCACCAGCAGCAATATCTACTTTGCTAATATCAACTTCACCAGTGCCGTTTGGTGTAAGTGCAATGTTACCATCAGTGTCTGTAGATGTAATGGCATTGCCATTAACATTAATGTTATCTACCTGCAGTTCTGTAACAGCACTATTAGTACCTAATGTTACAGCATCAATAGCACCGCTATCAATATCTACTTTGGTAATGTCAACTTCGCCTGCACCGTTTGGAGTGATAGCAATATTACCATCAGTATTTGTGCTACTAATTGTATTGCCATCAATAGTAATATTATCAATATCAACTTGCGTATCCATGATGATTGTGCCATCACCTTTAATACGCATACGTTCTGTTGCTGCACCTGACGTGTTTGTTTTAAATACAAGTGCTGTTGTATTATTTGTCGTAGAAAAAGTATCTTCTGCTATAGCTTCAATAGCTGCACCATCAAGAATAGCATCTGTGCCACTACCCTCATCAGGAGCATTAAAAGTTATCTTACCTAAGACATTACCACTTTCAACAGACGTATCACCTGTTTGCAAGTTAAGTTCAAAGCCTGACGCTGCTTTAGCTTGCACACCTACGTTGTGTTCATGAGTAAGTGTTATTTCTTCACTTGCACCTAATTTTATAACACCGCCATCTGAAAGCACACTTATGTTACCGCTAATGTTAGCATTTGTACTAACATCAATTTGACCAGTTACGTTTACACCATCCGCATCTGTGTCAAACTTCTTTACATTGTTATGGTACAGTTCAACAGCACCATTAACATCCATAGCTATAAAAGTTTCAGTACCTGCATCGCTACGAAGAGTTACATTATCACCCTGAATAAACAACTCACCCGTATTGTTTTCTATAATACTGTCTGTGCCATCGTGGTATAGTTCAAGGTCTGTCCCTGTCCCAAGTTGAACTTTTTCATTGTCTCCTAAACTTAAACCATCCATAGCTAGTGAGCCAGTAATGGTAACACCTGTTGCTGTTGTTGCTAGTTTGACAGAATTATCATGGTATAAACTTACAGCACCATCTTCTACAAACTGTGCCATAGTTTCAGAGCCATCATTTTTTCTGATTTCTACTGTGCTACCATCTAGTGCTAATATACCAGTGCCTGAATCTCTGACTATGCTATTTGATGCATCATGAAATATTTGTAAATCTGCATCCGCACCAAAGGTAGCTTTAGCACTATCAGCAAATTCTAATGCGTTGTCACTGGCATCAAACACTACATTGTTAGCTGCGCCTGTAAGAGTAACATCACCAGTGGTAGTTAGATTTACAAGATTAGCTGTGCCAGCTAAGTGAGCATCTTTAAATTTAAGAAGACTTGTGCCAATGTCTAGTGTATTATTAGTCTTTGGTTTTATTTCAGTTGTACTAGCTACAAAGTCTTGAGCAGGTCCAAGCACAGTAACAGGCGCACCTTCACCAGATGTGCCATCATGGGTATGTCCTGAACTACTATTAAAAGCAGCTTCAATGGCATCATATTCGCCATCAAAGTCTGCAGCGTTAATAATGTTACCGTCAGCAATATTATTAGCGGTATCGTTTCTGGTATAACCTGTTCCCATGTTATTTACCTTCTGTCATGTGTCGCATATTCAACTGTCAATGCGTCAATAGAATATGGTGGGTCTGTGCTTGTAGATGTAAATTGAAAAGACACAGTATTTCCTGAACCTACTACTTGCGTTTCAAATAGTTTAAGTAGCTTACTTCCAAAACTTGTAGAACCAAATACACCCACACCAAAAAATCCAACTTGTCCTTGTGTATTAAGAATACGAATAGCTGGTGGTTGAATTGTACCTGAACTGTCAAAATCTAGTTTTAAACTAACATCAAAGTTTACGCTACCTTGTGGGTCAGAATACAAAAATAATTTATAAAATGTTTTACGTATTCGTGGGTCTTTAATAGGTAAGTGTGGAGTAGCAAATGTAGTTTGAATATTATCTCCATCAAATGAATTACCACTTTCCATTTGATACAAATAGCCATCATCATTTGAAAATAACACTACTTCGACAGTGCCGTTATAATTACTATCTGCTACGTTTGCACGTATGCCTCGTGTTTCAGCCCATGCCATACCCTCACCACCTTGTGGGGCAAACTGTGTAGCTAATACTCCTTGAGCATTTTCTGCAGTAATGTTATTATTAAAACCTAATATTCTATACTGTGATTTTTCTCTAATTACACAACTTGTAAAGCTTGTATTAGCAGCAATAAAAGCTGTCATGTTAGACTGAATATTTTTAGATACAGATGCTAGTCCAAAATCTCCAATCCTATCTGTACCACTTACAAGTCTTAATCCATCAGGTGCAAGGAACATAATATCCCCAGCAATCTCTTGTATAGTATCTGAGTCAATACAACCTATATCTGTTGTAATTGGCTGTAGGCTAAAATCTGCAATAGTAGTGCCTAGTAATTGATGTATACTACGCTCAGTAAATATAATAAGATTTTGCCTAAATACAGCAAGACCTGTAATTGTAGTTCCTACGTTAATTACACCAGAGCCATTAGCTGCTGTAAAGTCTGAATCTGTATAAGGTGCAGTAAAAGTTAAATTACTGCCTTTTGCAAAAAATAAATGTTTTTTAGCTTCTTCAACAAAAGATGCGCCTATAACTCCTGTTGGTGCGCTATCAAGAACAGTAAATGTAGCATTGTCATATAATGCTGGTGCGTTAAGACCATCTACTATTGCTATTTTTTCTGTGCCACTAAAGTTATATTTAGCAAACCTTGTCTTGCCAGCAGTTTCTCTGCTTACAGAAAGAAATGTAATAGCTGCATCATCAGCAGGACTACTAGCTAAATTAGGATTTATGTTTATTGTAGCACCACCAGATGATACAGTTGCATCTGCAGTAACTGTGTAAATTAAATCTACACCAGCAATTTTAAAAGCATCTCCTAATTGAGGTGCGCTATCTAAACCATCAATTGCAAGTGTGCCGCCACTTTGACCAGCACCATTTACAAGAGGTGTGCCATAATCAGGCACATTAATTTTAGTAAATCCAGAACCACCAGATTTAAATATGTCTGCATTTTTACAGACAATAGCACTGTCTTCCCATGCTGCTACACCTATAGTTAAATAATTAGATGATGTACTTAAAAATGTAACAACAGCAGCATTAGCTGGACTACTAGCAAGAGAAGTTGTTAGTGTTAGTGTTGCTCTATTATTAGTAGCATCAAAGCTAACACCACCAGAAGCTATAGTGTAAGTTCCTGAAACACCTGCTACTTGAAATGTATCACCTGCAACAGGTGTTGTATGACAGGCAGCTATAATAAGTGTAGTTCCTGTTTGACTAGCACCGTGAACCACTGGCGCACCATAAGGTGGTATAATAGCACTATCAAACTTTGTAAACCCTTCGATTCTTCTATAACCACCTTCTACTGATGGTTCGTAGTTTCTTAGTATTCTTGCACTTCCCGGTGCATTTATACCCTGCTGAAGGGGAGATAAGTTTGTTATCAGACCGCCACGAAACTCAACAGGATAGGTTTGCCATGCATCCATCGTGTTAGCCCTTATAAATTAAGACCTGTGTTTGCTCCACCTGAGTTACGAGTAATCATATAGGAACGCACATAAGGTGTACGATTAATCAATTGTGAACGCATATGTTTAATACCCTCATCAAATTTTTGTTTCGCTATTGTAGCCGCTTGCGAGTTACTTCTAAACATATATGCGTGGTACATAGCACCATCTATAATAATGTGTCTAAAGCGTTCTGGTATATTTGTTGTATCTGTTGCCCCAGATAAGTCGGTAGGAAAAGTATAATACTCATATACTACTTCGTATGCTTTATTTGGTTCTGGTGATAATATGTATTCTAAGTCAGGTGCTTGTATGACATAAATAGGAACACCTTGATTAGAAGTTGAGTTATACTCTTGCTGTACATACTTATCTAAGTATTCTTCATAAGCTACTTCACTTAATCTAGTGGTAGCATTACCAAGTGTAGTATTTTCTTTTATTCTAAATGTTTTAAAATTAATAACTTTAGCATCTGTTGGAAATGCGTAACGGCTAGTGTTAGCTACTAATGTAGTTGTTTGTGTTACGTGATTAAAAGGCCAGTTATATTCTGACTGATTTAAATATCTTATGGAAGCGTTTACTGCATCTTTAGCCT